AATAATAATAATAATAATAATAATAATAATAATAATAATAATAATAATAATAATAATAATAATAATAATAATAATAATAATAATAATAATAATAATAATAATAATAATAATAATAATAATAAATCAATAAAATCTCAAAAAATATTTAATTTAGATAAATCAGATAAATCAGATAAATCATCTGAATCATCTGAATCATCCGAAATTTCAAAATCTGATAAATCTTCAAAAACATCTAAAATTTCAAAATCAACATCTTCAAAATCTGAAACATTAAGTTCTGAATTAAAAAATTCTAAAATAGAAAAAAGTTTAATTTCTAAAAATAATTATTCAAGTATTTCTAAAAGAAAATATAATAAAAAAGGAATAACTGTTAATACAGCATAAAATATTTTTTAATTTTTTATTTATAATATTTCACTATTTTACAAATATATTTGCATTAAGAAAAGTATATAAGGTAAGATATATACTTTTCTTAATGCAAATATATTGTATAAAAATTGATTTTATTATTCAATATAAAGTTATAAATATATATATTAAATAACCATGGAGGATAAAATAACTTCTCAAGATATATTAAATACAATTGATTTAAATAAATTAAATCAAACAGAGAAGAAGAAAAGAGGTAGACCTAAAAAAACACATCAAATGTTAAATTCTATACCAAAACAAAAAATTCAATCAAATGATGAAGAAGATTTAGAAGAAGAAGAAATAATTTTACATTTACCTATTTCAAAATCAGAAATATTACAATTAAATTCTAATGAATATTCTATTAATGATATTGTTGAAAACAACACAAGTTCAACATCTAATACTGTAGATAGTATAGAAAATAAAGATACAAATATAAATAATAATTATGTTAAACAATTAGGATTAATTATAAAAAAATTAAAAGAAGAAAATGATGAATTAAAAAAATATTTAACTGATATTACTCCAATGTATTTTACTGAAGTTAAATTTTATCCAATTGATCTTAAATTATTTGATATTAATCAAAATAAATTAATTCCTACTAAAACTAATATATGTTGTTGGTGGTGTACATATAAATTTGATAATCTTCCAACATATTTACCAGAAAAATATTCTGATGGTAATTTTTATGTAAATGGATGTTTTTGTTCATTTAATTGTGCAGGTGCATATAATTTATCACAAATAGATGATAAAATATGGGAAAGATATTCTTTGTTAAAATTATTATATTATATGATAAATAAAGATAAAATAAATTCAATAAATGATATTAATATAAATATTTCAGGACCAAAAGAATTATTAGAAAAATATGGTGGAACTAAAACAATTGAAGAATATAGAAAAGATTCAAAAATATTAGGAAGAGAATATTGTAAATTAATGCCACCATTTTTACCAATTAATTTTGGATTTCAAGAAATTACAAATTCTAAAACAAATAAAAATACATCTCTTAATACTTTAATTCATTCTTCACATAAAAATGATAATATTATGATTAAAAGAAATAAACCACTTGGTGGTATTTTATCAAAACAAATTGATGATTATATTAGTGATAAATAATTATAGTAAATAAATAATAATATAAATTTGATATAATAATGTATCTGCCAAATCATCTTTTTTTTTTGTTATAATATAATTAGAAATACTTGTAATATTATTTAAATATTTAAAATTATAGGTTAATTTTGGAATAACTTTACTAATAATATCTTCAGAAAAATTTTTTCTATTTGTGTATAATTTAAAATTTTTTATTTTTGAATTTAATCCAATCAAATTATTTAATTGAATTATAAAATCTGGTTTAGTTTTTACAGTGGCATTTATATAGTTTATTGATGATATAAATTTTGAATATAATATTTTTTTCATACAAAAAAATATATAAATTCCAACACTAATTGATTTCATATTTGGATTTTTATAAACTGGTTGATTTTCTATATAAATATTTAAATTTGATATTTTTATTAATTTTCCATTTATGTAATTATATGGTGAAATAATTTTTTTTATAAAAAAAAGTTCTAATGTTGTTAATAATTTTTCCATTTGAGTTGAAAAATTGTTTTTATATATTGGATTTAAATTTATATTGTAAAATTTTATTTTTTTATTTTTATTTATTTTCTCTTTATTATATTCTCTTATTTTTTTTATATGTGTTTTACAATATCCTATTAAATTATTACAATCATTATGATTTGTTGTATTTTCTTTTAAACAATAAAATTTACTTATACAATTACATATTGCTCTTTTATTTTTAATTTGTTTACAATATAATGGTTTATATGAAACATCCAATATTTCCCAGGAAATTATATTTATTTTTTCTAATATATTTTTCATATTTAAATTTTCATTATATTCACATAAACACATTGCTAAATTTTTTGTTCCTACATCTATTGTTAAAAAATATTTATTATTCATTTATATATTATTAATAATTATAAATTTAATAGATTTTTATCATATATGAATTTTATTATAATTATTTAATTAATTTAATAATACTTAATATTTAATATTAAAAAAAATGAAAATATTTATATTTAAAGGTCTCATTAATTTATAATACTAGTAAGAACTAACTTATAATATTACTACAGATTTTCAAATTTTTAAAAATATAAATTATAAATAATATGGATACTAATAATATTAAATTTGAAAAAAGAAAAAATATATTTTTGTCTGCTTTTGAAGAAGTTTGCAACAAGTATTGTGAGGGTGAATTTAGTATACCTGATTATGAAAAAAATATTTTCTCATTACTTTATTATGGTAATAGTAGCATAATAAATGATTTATATCTTGTTGCAGAAGGAGAAAAAAGATTATTGAAAGTCAATGTTCTACAATTATATTCATTTATTGATCCAATAACAATTACTCAAGTAATCTTTGAAACTACACCTTCTATTTGTCAATTGAATAAAACTCAAATTATGAAATTGGTAAATGATTTGTTAATTGTTAGTCATACAAAAGATTTTAATTATGCAAAAAATTTATTAGTTTATAGTAAAATAGTATATTATGATGATTTTGAATATAAATTAATAGAAAATTATATTTAGATAAAAAATCTTTAAAATCATAATATTCTAGTTTTAAACTTTAAGTCTCATAAATTTATACTAATAAATAATAATGAAAAAGTGTTAATTTTTTATATTTACAAAAATAAAATTATTTATTTAAAATTATTTTAGATTTTGTTTACATTTTTATAATAAAGGTAAATTATTTATTTGTTGATTAAAATATATTTCTAATTCCAAAAATATTAATGAATTTGATAAACAATCTATATTTTAATTAAAATTATAACCTAATTTTAAATGTGTTATAAAATTTGATAAATATTCTATTGGTTGATTAAAATTAAAATTTATATTAAATTTTAAATATGTTATTAAATTTGGTAAATAATTTACTGGTTAATTAAAATAATCATTTAATATTAATTGTATTAAATTTGGTAAATTATTTATTGGTTTATTAAATTTACTTCTTTTCCAATATTTATGATAATTATTATTATATTTATTTTTTATTTATTTGTATACATGTTTCAATAACAGAATAATTATTAAAATATACTGTGTCATATAATTTTATTATTTTAATTATTTCATAATCTATAATATTATCAAAATCCCAATAAAATATTATTATATTGTTTACTACTTCACATGATATTTTATATAAACAAATATATACTTTATAAATTTATTTCAATTTTTTTTGTTGCGAATATTATGCTATTTTATATTCTGGATACTTAACTCTAATTTTCATTTATTTGAATTTCTTTTAATAATAGAGGTAAATTATTTATTGGTTTATTAAATTTACAACCTAATGTTAAATATGTTATTGAATTTGGTAAATTATTTATTAGTTGATTAAATTCATAACCTAATATTAAATGTGTTATTGAATTTGGTAAATCATTTATTGGTTGATTAAAATTATAACCTAATGTTAAATGTGTTATTGAATTTGGTAAATTATTTATTGGTTGATTAAAATCCCAACCTAATGTTAAATGTGTTATTGAATTTGGTAAATTATTTATTGGTTGATTAAAATAGCTACCTAATGTTAAATGTGTTATAAAATTTGGTAAATTATTTATTGGTTGATTAAAATCCCAATTTAATGTTAAATGTGTTATTAAATTTGGTAAATCATTTTTTTGTTGATTAAAATTTTTACCTAATGTTAAATGTGTTATTGAATTTGGTAAATCATTTATTTGTTGATTAAAATTTTCATCTAATGTTAAATTTATTATTGAATTTGGTAAACAATTTATTGATTGATTAAAATTTTTACCTAATGTTAAATGTGTTATAGAATTTGGTAAATTATTTATTGGTTGATTAAAATTCCAATTTAATTTTAAATATGTTATTGAATTTGGTAAATTATTTAATGGTTGATTAAAATCATGACTTAATGTTAAATGTATTATAGAATTTGGTAAATTATTTATTGGTTGATTAAAATCATAATCTAATGTTAAATTTATTATTGAGTTTGGTAAATTATTTATTGGTTGATTAAATTCTTTACCTAATATTAAATTTGTTATTGAATTTGGTAAATTATTTATTTGTTGATTAAAACGAAAACCTAATGTTAAATTTGTTATTAAATTTGGTAAAAAATTTATTTGTTGATTAAAAGATAAACATGATGTTAAATGTGTTATTAAATTTGGTAAATTATTTATTGGTTGATTAAAATAATAATCTAATGTTAAATGTGTTATTGAAGTTGGTAAATTATTTATTGGTTTATTGAAACAATTACCCAATCTTAAATGTGTTATTGAATTTGGTAAACAATTTATTGATTGATTAAAATACTTAGTTAATATTATTAAATGTGTTATTGAATTTGGTAAACAATTTATTGATTGATTAAAATACTTAGTTAATATTATTAAATGTGTCATTAAGTTTGGTAAATTATTTATTGGTTGATCAAAATCCATACCTAATGTTAAATGTGTTATTGAATTTGGTAAATTATTTATTGGTTGATCAAAATCCCAATCTAATGTTAAATGTGTTATTGAATTTGGTAAATAATTTATTGGTTGATTAAAATGAGAATATTTGTGAAATTCTAAATTTGTTATTGAATTTGGTAAATAATTTATTGGTTGATTAAACTTATAATCTAATGTTAAATGTGTTATTGAATTTGGTAAATTATTTATTGGTTGATTAAAATCATAATCTAATGTTAAATTTATTATTGAGTTTGGTAAATTATTTATTGGTTGATTAAAATTTTTACCTAATGTTAAATGTGTTATTGAAATTGGTAAATTATTTATTGGTTGATTAAATTTACTTCCTTTGCAAGAATGAATATTATTAACATATTTATTTTCTTTTTTATACATATTTTAATATTATTATAATTATTAAAATATATTTTATCACATAATTTTATTACTTGAATTGTTTCATTATCTAATATTTTATTAAAATCTGAATCAAAAAATATTATATTATTTACTACTTCATATGACATTTTAATATTATTATTAATAAGTATATACTTTATAAATTTATTTCAATTTTTTTATTGCTAACAATATACTATTTTACATTTAGGATACTTAAGTATTATTTTATTAATATTTTTATTAATTTTTTATTTGAATTTCTTTTAATAATAGACGTAAATTATTTATTGATTGAATAAAATTCGAACCTAATTTTAAATGTGTTATTGAATTTGGTAAACAATCTACTGATTGATTAAAATTCCAATCTAATGTTAAATGTGTTATTGAATTTGGTAAATCATTTATTGGTTGATTAAAATACCAACCTAATGTTAAATGTGTAATTGAGTTTGGTAAATTATTTATTGGTTGATTAAAATTCCCAAGTAATATTAAATGTGTTATTGAATATGGTAAATTATTTATTGGTTGATTAAAATTATCAAATTCATTTAATATTAAATGTGTTATTGAATTTGGTAAACAATTTAATAGTTGATTAAAATCTCTAGCTAATGTTAAATGTGTTATTGAATTTGGTAAATAATTTATTGGTTGATTAAATTCCCAACCTAATGTTAAATGTGTTATTGAATTTGGTAAATAATTTATTGGTTGATTAAATTCCCAACCTAATGTTAAATGTGTTATTAAATTTGGCAAATTATTTATTGATTGATTAAAACTATAAGTTAATATTAAATATATTATTGAATATGGTATATTATTTATTGGTTGATTAAAATAATAATCTAATGTTAAATGTGTTATAAAATTTGGTAAATTATTTATTGGTTCATTAAAATAATAACCTAATGTTAAATGTGTTATAAAATTTGGTAAATTATTTATTGGTTGATTAAAATAAAAACCTAATGTTAAATTTGTTATTGAATTTGGTAAATAATTTATTGGTTGATCAAATTCTTTACCTAATGTTAAATTTTTTATTGAATTTGGCAAATAATTTATTGGTTGATCAAATTCTTTACCTAATGTTAAATTTTTTATTGAATTTGGTAAATTATTTATTGGTTGATTAAAATAATAACCTAATGTTAAATATGTTATAGAATTTGGTAAATCATTTATTTGTTGATTAAACTTTATACCTAATATTAAATTTGTTATTGAATTTGATAAAAAATTTATTGGTTGATTAAAATCATTATTTAATGATAAATATTTTATTGAAATTGGTAAATTATTTATCGGTTGATTAAAATCATTACTTAATGATAAATATTTTATTGAAATTGGTAAATTGTTTATTGATTGATTAAATTTAGAACTTTTCCAATAATTTTTATGATTATAATAAAAATTATTTTCTGTTTTTATACATGTTTTAATATTATTATAATTATTAAAACATATTGTATCACATAATTTTATTACTTGAATTATTTCATTATCTAATATTTTATTAAAATTCCAATCAAAAAATATTATATTATTTACTATTTGATATGACATTTTATATAAATAAATATATACTTTATAAATTTATTTCAATTTTTTAGCAATATATTTGCATTAAGAAAAGTATATAAGGTGAGATATATACTTTAAAATAATAAGTGCATTTAAGAACAATTTTATATATTAAGTATATAAAAAGACTTGTTATGTAGTAAGTATATAAG